GGCGCGCAAGTTGATGTCGCTGGCATTCGCGCCAACTCAGATCGCGACCGCGAGCTCGTAAAGCAGCTGGCCGCTCAACAGCAGGTACCGAATGGCCCTATCGCCTAATTCACTTTTGAACATTCAACGCTTGGCGGACGACGAAGACTTCGCCGAGCTCATCAAGATGCTAAGGCTCGATTACTTCGAGCTGTGGTGCAAGGAACGTGACCCCGCTATGCGGGAGCGCTTACATCAAAAACAGGAAGCACTCGACGACATTGTTGTGCGGATGCGCGCAGCAGCCGACGAGATTGCTTTCGCAAAACAGCGGAACAACTAATGAGTGATAAAATAGATACACAAGAATCCCCATATATGGGGGGCACCTTGGGCGACGCCCAGGCTGCTATCGCTAAATTGATGGAACCCGCAGAAGGGCAAGCCGAAGATTCAAGCGACGTTGACGAGTCCCTGGATGACGGGGGCGAGGCATTAGAGGGTGCTGAGTTTGAAGAATCCGAAGAGGAATTCGACTCGGAAGACGACGATGCCGACGACTTGGATGACGACTACGACGAGGACGAGGGCGAACCAGAGCAAGCCGATACCTTCACCGTAAAAATAAACGGCGAAAACGTAGAGGTTAGCCTTGATGAGCTTCAGAACGGTTACTCGCGCCAAGCCGACTACACCAAGAAGAGCCAGACATTGGCGGAAGAGCGTAAGGCTTTCCAACAAGACCGAGACGCGGTTCTTCTTGAGCGGACACAGTATTCCCAACTATTGGGAGCTTTGCAGCAGCAGCTAACGGCTTTTGACGAGCCAGCGCCGGATTTCGATCGTCTGTATGACGAAGATCCAATCGAGGCGAGTCGTTTAGAACGACAGTACCGACAGCGGACTGAGCAGCGAGCGCAAAAGATGCAGGCCATTGCAATAGAGCAGCAGCGTGTGAATGACGCTAACGCTCAAGAGCAAGAGCAGCAAATGCGCGGGCTAATCACTCACGAAGCAGCCCGACTGCCTGACGTTATCCCAGAGTGGAAGGACGACAAGGTGGCCGCAAGAGAGCGCGAAGAGCTAAAGAGCTACTTGCTCGATAGTGGCGTTGCGGAAGAGGAGCTTGGCGCACTTGTGCGCGCTAGCCATATCGCAGTTTTGCGAAAGGCGATGCTCTTCGACAAAGGCCAGAGGCGAGTGCGTAAAGCACGCAAGGCTGGTCAATCGGGTAAGACAGTCAGGTCAGGATCTCGTCAACAGCAAGTGAAGCCAAGCGCTCGCAAAACTAAAGCCGCGTATCAACGTCTCAAAGAGCGAGGCACTGCAGAGAATGCAGCGTCTTTGATTGAATCTCTTTTATAAGGCTTAAAAAAACATGAGTATTATTGCTAACACTTTTCTGAAGTACGACGCCAAAGGCGTGCGTGAGGATTTATCCTCGATCATTACCATGATTTCGCCAGAAACCAGACCTTTTATGAGCAACATGACCAAGAGTCGCTCAGTCACAAACACTTTCTTTGAGTGGCAGACTGATGATCTAGGTGCGGCTGCAGCTAACCATCATTTGGAAGGCGACGATTTGGCCGCGTTCACCGCAGTAACCCCAACAACTCGTTTGGGTAACTACACGCAGATCAGCCGCAAAGACTTTATCGTGTCTGACACGATGAGCGCGTTGGATTTGGCGGGCCGACGAGCAGAAGTTGCTTACCAGATCAGCTTAGCGGGCAAGCGTCTTGCTAACGATATGGAACACAACCTTTGTGGTTTGAACCACGCAGCGGTTGCTGGTAACAGCACGACTGCGCGTAAGACTGCGCCTTTGGCTGCGTTCATCAGAACCAACACATCTCGAGGAACGAACGGCGCTAACCCAACTGTATCTGGCGGCGTTGTAAACGGTGCGGCTACTGACGGCACCCAGCGAGCTATGACGGAACCCATGCTAAAAACAGTCCTGCAGGGCATCTTTTCCAACGGGGGCTCGCCTCAGTTTGTCATGGTTGGCCCTCACGTTAAGACAGTCATTAGTGGCTTCGGCGGCATTGCTGCTCAGCGTTACATGGCACCTTCTGACGGCCCTACTACAATTGTTGGGGCGGCGGACGTCTATTTAAGCGATTTTGGATCTGTCCAGATTGTTCCCTCTACCAAGAGCCGCGCACGCGACGCTTACGTCATCGATCCAGATATGTGTGAGGTTGCAACGCTTCGCCCAATCCAGGCCGAAGAGCTAGCCAAGACGGGCGATGCTCAAAAATTCCTGACCTTGAGCGAGTATGGTTTGGTCGTTACTCAAGAGGCTGGCCTGGGCGTTGTGGCTGACCTATCCACTAGCTAGGACTTATCAATGGAAATAAAACGCAACCTGTCTAACGATGCCACAACAGGCATTAAATCAGACTTCGTATACGAAGCTGGCGAGACGCTGAAAGACGACAAGATCACCATTGCGACATCGCAAGACGTGACGGCAATCGTTGAGGCGAACAAGCGGGCTCGTAACGAGATTGACCGACACCAAAAACATGGTGAGTGGTCGAAGGTTGCGTCCATTCCATTGAGCGTCTTGTACGACCTGAAAGCGAGAGGCATTGCCGACGATCCTAAAAAGATGAAGGCATGGCTTAACGACCCAGATAACCGCGCGTTCCGCACGCGAGACGCGCGTATCTGATGGCGATCGCAACGTACTCACAGCTCCAGGCGAGCGTAGCCGATTGGCTAAACCGCACGGATTTGACGAGTGCTATAGGTGACTTTGTGGCGTTGGCGGAATCGCAGTTTAACCGCAGCATCCGCCATCGCTACATGATCACTCGGTCACAAGCGACGATTGACAGTGAATACAGCGCAACACCGGCAGATTGGATACAGACGGTCAGTCTAATCTTAGAGACGAACCCTGTGACGCAGATGGAATTTGTCACGAACGAGGCGCTTAACGCGCTGAAGGCGAGCAGTAGTGCAACGGGCACGCCATCGAGTTACAGCCACGTTGGCACTGAGATCCAAGTCTATCCAGCGCCTGCAAACACGGCCTCTGGCTACCAGGCGGAGCTCGTCTACTACGCCAAGATTCCGGCGCTTTCTGACACGAACACAACAAACTGGCTGCTGACGCACAACCCAGACATCTACTTGTACGGCACGCTGTTACAAAGCGCACCGTATCTGCAGAACGACGAGCGCATCACGGTTTGGGCAAGCCTTTATCAGCGCGCAATCGACGACCTGGAAGTGAGCAACCAACGAACAGCTGGCCAGACCAGCGTCAAAATGAGGGCAGCAGCACTGCAATAAGCTATGGCATTTACCAATTATCTCGAAAACAAAGTCTTAGATTATGTGTTCAGCGGCGGCAGTTTTAGCCAGCCTGGCACCAAGTACCTGGCGCTTTACACGGTTGCACCGACTGACAGTTCGGCGGGCACTGAGGTTACCGGCGGCGGTTACGTCCGGCAAACCGTGGCTCTGACGACGAGCGGCAGTGACACAACAAACAGCGGCGCGGTGGAGTACGCAACAGCGACAGCTGGATACGGCACGGTGGTTGCTGTAGCGGTCTTAGACGCAAACTCTGGCGGGAACATGCTCGCTTATGCCTCGCTTACAGCAAACAAAACGATCGGGGTCGGCGATGTTTTTCGCGTGCCGGCTGGCGATTTGGACATCAGTCTTAACTGATGAGTCAGGGGTGGTCAAATGGCAGCTGGAACCAAGGCAAATATGGCGTTTGGTCGTATCAAGATTGTGCAGCTAGCACGACTGCTACAAGCGGCGCGACAGCGTCTGCAGCAGTCGTCACAGATGCTCAGGTCGCTATCAGTGCTGTTTCTGTTTTTACCGCGAGCGGTGATCGCATCGAGCCAGGAACTGCGTCGGCGTCTGCAACGAGCAGTTTCACAGCTGAAGCTGTCGTTGTCTCCACTGGCCCCGCGTCTATTGCTGCTACGTCAACAGCTACGGCAATCGCTCAGCGAGTGTCTGAAAGCGCTGCTCACGTTTCTGCGGCGTCTACGACGAGTGCTGCAGCTGTCATGGTCGCGAGCGCGTCAGCAAGTATTGCGGCTGCTTCATCAATCGAAATCATTGGTGGAGTCGTTCATAGCGCGAGTGCGGCGACAACTGCAGTCTCTACGGTCAGTGCTGTCGGCGAAATCAAATGGCAAACGCAACCCAGCGCAAGCACAAACTACACAAAACAAACCGCCGCCAGCACAACCTGGCAACGGGCAGCGTGAGGAATAACTGATGGCTGACACGTTCAACAATGATTTGCGCGTCCGCGAGCAAGAAGCTGGCTCAAACAGCGGAACCTGGGGAACGCTTCTAAACGCGACGATCAGCAACCTGGCGTCGGCGTTCGGCCAGGGTAGCGAAGCTATCCCGAACGCGGCTACACACACTATCACGCTCGCTGACGGCGCTGCCGACGAAGCGCGCAGCATGTACCTAAAATGCACGGGCGGTGGTCAGGCATGCACCGTGACTCTTGCGCCAAACACGATTAGCAAGGTTTGGATCATCAGCAACGAAACGTCGTACACGCTGACGTTTTCGCAAGGATCTGGCGCGAACGTGGCTGTCCCCGCTGGCGCTGTGAAGATGATCGTCACTGACGGCGCGGGCTCTGGCGCAGCAGTCACGGAGGCTCTGAGTGGTCTCAGCGTATCTGGCGGTTTGACTGCAGCTGGGAATGTTGTTGCTGGAAACTTCAACGCCGATGCAACCGCAGCAAATTATGGCAGTTCTGCAAATCCTGTAATTTTCACAGTCACAGTGGGTTCAAAAACTGCAGCGCATGCCTATAACGGCGATGGCAGTAGTTCGGGTTACTTCCTCGACGGAATCGAGTCGCCTGCTCTCAGCTTACACGGCGCGGACAGCGTAACGGCTAACAGCGAATACGTTTATCGCTTCGACCAAGCAGACGGGTCAAACAGTGGTCATCCTTTGTTGTTTTACATGGATGCCGCTAAAACGACAGCTTACACGACAGGTGTGACGACCAACGGAACCCCAGGTAGTGCAGGGGCATACACGCAAATAGCAGTCGATAAAGAAACG